GTCTGTATATTCTTTTATTGCTTCGTCATTCTTTGTGACTAATGCTCTACGAACTGCCATTATGGTGTACTCATTGTGTTGGATGTAGACAGGAAGTATCCTGCAAGTACTACATTACCACTTTCTTCCTTAATTGTCAATAGTTTTAAATTGTCTAATTCTAACTGAACGTTGTTGGAATCATCCATGTAAAGAGTTTGCACAATCGCATCGTTGATTGATGCTTGATCAAAACTTGCACTGTCAACCTGTAAATAATCAACGTCTAAGTTTTTGATATATGCAGAGTCGATAGTCGCACTATCTGCAATCACTTGACCTGCATGAACCAGTTTGAAAGATGCGGAGTCACAATTAATCCCTCGCATGTGTAGTGGCCCTGCAGACTCCCCAAACAGTCTCTCGTTGATAGAGTCTGTTATGTCACCCACTCTATTCAATCCCTGAACCATGTTACCATCAGCACCATCGAATGTAGAGTCTAAATCATCTAGATCACCCATGTAATCAGACATGAGATTGGTCTTGGTCATAAATGTACCAACTGCATCCGTTAAATCTACTGTTACCTTACGCGCCATGTCTTACCTCTAATTTAATCCAAAGTCTGGTGGGTTTGTGTCCATTACACTATCATCCATTAATTGTGCACCAAACCTAGTTACATTACTTTGGTTCTCTATTCTAAATTCTCTTACTCTATCTACCTGTACACTAGAACCAGTTTCGTCTGGATCTATAGAAAACTTGTTTATGTATGCCTCATTAATTGTTGCTTTATCATAAACTAAAGCACTGTCATTATCTAGAGTATCTAAATGTAATCTATTTATATGTGCACTATCACAAACAAAGTCATATGCATTTGTACCAGGCGAGTCACCTAACCAAAATGGTTTATCATTCTGGTTAAAGTTTGGGCCAGGCATTGCATCATCATAGTTCCATAGTTGATCAACTCTAAAAATATTTCTAAATCTACCAGAGTCTACGTGAAAGTTTGCAGTCACTGGTTTAGGCATAGGTTTACCTGCTTCAAAAAACAGGAAGTGTATTTCTTCTGCAGGCCCACCTAATGAGTTCAATGCAGCGACAAAACTAGAATCTTGTTTAGTATCAGGAGGTGGAAAGAATGGGTTGGAGTCAAACGCTTGACCCAAATCATCCAGATCTCCCAAGTAGTTGGACATGGTTTGAGTCTTGGTTTTCCAAGTACTGATAGTGTTTGATCTCTGTACGGTAACCTTACGTGCCATTACAACTTCTCTAAAATTTGTTTCATCATATCTTTGAGATCAGAAACATCTTGTTTTAAATCTTCAATCTCTTCTTGTTTTTTCTTCCATGCCTTCTTACGGGCTCTCGCTGCTCTTATCTCTTCAGTACTGGTATTCAAGACTACTCCACGTTCATCTTTCACTAAACCTTCATAACCATCAACTTTTGTATGTTTCATTATACACTCAATGCGATTACTCTTAAATCCTTAATACTTGGAACTTGTGCAGAGTTAGTAGAAGTCATAACAATTTTCAATTGAAATTTAGTAAAGGCAGGAACATTACCTGATTGTCCACCGATCAGGTATTCGTACTCTCTGAAAGTTTGTTTGTTTGCATCTGGGGGGTTGTTAGATGACGATGTTTGTTTAACAAAATCAACAGCGCGAATATCTGTACCTTCATCACAAGTTCTATAATAAAGATCTATTCCTGCAGGTTTTGGTCTATTTGCGGCAAGAATAACTTTCAATCCAACTGCAGTCTCTGCAAGAGTTGTTACAGTTGTAATATGTTTTGCTGGCCCAGAAGATCTGTTTGCATTAGTTTCTGAGATAAAATTCAACGGAACGTTAAATCCATTAGTCGCAGCGGAATCTTGATTATCAATTATATTATCGATCAAAGTTAAAGAACACCTTTGAAGGTCAATGACAGGAGATACGGTATCCAGTGCCGTAGACATCTTGATTTCCATTTCTGCAGTCGATGCACCTACCGCAATCTCTGCATCTGCAATCGAATCTGCGGCGATAACATAAGGATGTTCTAGTGCAAAATTATTTTTATTTAAATTTATACCTGTGAAATCTGCTTCTACTGTGTAAGGTGTTTCTACACCTGCAAAGGATTTACCAGTAGTACCTTTGAAAGAAGCATACAGATCAGTTCCGTTTGGTTTTAGATTTGATATGAAAGGCCATACAATAGAGTATGGAATGTTCTTTGTACTTTGTACTAAAGATCCACCACCCACTTCATCCGAGTCTGCAAGACCTGCAATTTTAAATTCAAATCCACTTGCGTCTATACGAGTAATACTATGATCACCATTGAGTTGATTTGCAGTAAACCCACCGACAGCATTCGAACCTGTTATAGAAACAGTATCACCAACTTGCAGTCCATGGTTTGAGTGATATACTCTAACGTCACTGTCTGCTTCGTAAGTTCTAATTGGATTTGCATTCAATAGTTCACGAGGAACTGATGCATTTTTTAACTTAACAACTGGTAGAGTTGTGGTAGTATCAAATACTGCACGAACTATGTCAAACTTTAGATCTTGTTTTTGGTTCGCAGAAAATGTTACACCGTTTTGAGAATAGAACAAACTACCCAAGTTAGGATTCAAACTTACACGTGCAGAAGCAGAACCAATGATCTGTTCATCTACCTCAGATATAAAGATTTCATATTCTGGTGTCTCTGCATAAACTACAATCGCATAATCTCTAAGACCATCTAAAAAGATTGGTTCGTTGAAAGTAAAAGAGGTTGCAGTAGAACCATCTGTTGATGTTTGAACTGCATTGTGTGCAACATAAACAGTAGAGCCTGGTATAACTTCTACGTCAGAGGGCATACCATTTCTCATTGGTCTTAGATGCATCATGACAGGTAACTGAAGTTCTGCAGTTGCAGGAAACGTTGTTTTAAAATATAAATTTATTTTAGTTACATAAATCCCATTTGTTTCATCAATATAGAATGATTGAGCAATCGGGTTTTTGTTCTGTTGATATCCTAAAGAATTTAACATTATGCGTTCTCCATACCCTTATTGCGTCTCATTAATTTACCAATACTTCTACATAATGGAACACCTATATTTAACATCAATCTTCCGACCTTATTATCTTTGTATTTCTTTGGTTCCATGCGGTGCGCGATATGTTGCGCCCATGCACCAGTGAATGGTCTGACCCATCCATGGAAATAGACTTTAGATAATAGAGATCCTTTCTCTATCCAATCTACCATTGGAACCGCCCATGAGTGGTAACCGTTGAATACATCTGGATCGTTCTCTGACATCCATATACCAAACTTGTGATCTTGTTCCCAGATCTCTTGTGGTAGATATCCTCTGCGATATAGTAGAGAACATAGAACAGTACCGTTATTACTTGGAGTACTTGGATATGCCGCATCATTGTAATCTTGGTTGTCACCACGTATTGGTTTACCAGGCGGAGGAAACTTATGAAGTGTTTGAGTTTCGTTATCCCACTTATATGTGTTACCTTGAACAGTTGGAGAGTTATCTTTATTACGATTATGGTTAGTTGATCCACTGCTATTTCTTGTAGGTGCAGGTGATGTGACCGAACTCTTAGACCCTTCAACTTCTAGTACTCTAGTTGATTTCACATCCTGATGAATAGTATCTAATGTACCTTGTGCAGTGTAAATACCTCTAGCAATAGTTCCTGCAAGTCTTTCTTTATTTGTGGAAACATCCATGAGTTTTATTTCGTGTGTACCAGATCTAAATCTAAAAGAACTATTATTTGGTATCATGAAGGAAATGTCTACCGCACCTGTAATGTCAGTAGTCAATGTTCCTGCACCATCTATGTGCGTAGTTTTGTTAGATAGTGTGTTACCATAATCTCTTGTTGTGGATGAATACGGAACAAATGTTTCTTCACGAACATAGTCTGCCATGTTCTTACCATCCATGAATAAGAAAACATTGGAGTTAGGTCTCATCCCTTGTGCGCGAATACTAACAATACGAGATCTGATAAACGGTAGCAATGCAACCTGTAGAACTCGTGTTCCTATTATCTCTTCTACAACACTTTCTGATATAACTTTGTTTACAGTTTTGGTAGTTGTTCTACCTGCAGTTTTTGAAATGGTATTTGTTTCATCTCCAACTTTAAGATCCTCTAGATCTTTACCACCCCAGTTCCATTCCCAGTTGTTCCAGTTTGCAGCTTGGTTAGTAGATAACCTTTCACCACCATCAATAACATTTCTGGTTCCTATCTTTTTATCTTTCCACTCATCTGAAGCAGGAGATATTCGTAAGTTTCCTGTAAATAAAGAATTTGAATATGGATTTATCTTAACTGCTTTTGTTGCGAAGTCTTGAGAAATGTATGTTGACTCAGTGTAATTGATGTATACGTTATCACCTCTGCGAACAACACCTGTTGACGCATCAGAGTCAAACATCAATCTAATATTGTCTTCTGTAAATGTTGGACGTAGTATACCAACTGAAGGATCTATAGATGCAAAGTAATCTAGGTTTGTTACATCCGATAACATGTGCGTTGTAAAATTATCTACAAAGAAACCAGACTTAGTTCTGTTTAGACCTGCAGAGTCAAGAACCTCAAAACTATTAGTTGCAAGTTCTAACATGTTGAGAGAAGTTGCTTCTTCTAAATTTGAAATACGTTTCTCTAATTGATTGATGTCATCCATAGTGTACCTACGGTGATCAATCTTTTGGACTGACATGTCGTTTTCATTCAACGTGTTTGGATAGAATGTAAAGTTATAAAGTGGTAATGTACCCTCTGGTGCCTGTGGGAACTGAGGATTGAATGCATCTGCACCTCTTATTATATCAAGTTCACCGTCAGTGTTTATTAGTAACTTGTGTGCTCTTGACAGGTAGTAAGTATTGTCAGATGTTATAATATCTGTAGGAGTTGGTAGGTAAGATATATTTGCTTCTGTAAAGTTTCCAGAAGAGTTCATGACAGGACGTAAATCATATGCATCTCTTAGGTTTATAATCTCACCAGTAGATCTTGTAAAACTAGGAATTTCATCATAGTCTACAACACCAGTATATGAGTTAACTGCAAAGAAGTTACCTGCACCATGGTTGAAGTGATCAAACTTAACATACACATTTCCTGAAGGTGCGGCCTGACCACCGTTCAATACCATTCTACCTAGTCCATAAAAGTTATCTCTCTGACCATCATCGAGTTTAAACTTGTATGAAACATCAGCACCATCTGAATCTATAAGAGTAACTCTTTTAACTTTATAGATGTCTGGTTTTGTCAGATCTAGGAACTTTTCACCTGTCTGTGGATCTGTCTGGATTGTAGTGGTTACTGTAGCATTTTGTGCCAATGTTTTTGCACGAACAATAGGTGTTGAAGTTACACCGTAGACATACACTTTGACTGCTACTGCACTTGGTAATCCTGTAATAGTCGTTGTGTTAGATCCAGTGTTCAATCCACCAAGAGTTGAGTTATCCACTTTTCCAGAGGAAGTAAATATTAACCAATCACTAACATTAGTCAATGTATATGCAGTCGGAATACTTACGGTAAAGTTACCTGCACCATCAGTTGTTCCTGATCTAAGGATCTGCACCTCTATCTGTTGAGGATCTAGAACTCTTGGTCTTTGACGTAGCGTATCAAACACCAATGTGTTATTGGTAGGATCTTCTAATATAATATTGTTTACAGTTGTCTGGGTTGGATTGAAGTAAGAAGTTCCAGATGTACCAATAGATTTTGCGTCTCTAAAAGATTGTCCAGTGTTCATCTTGATGTCAAATAAATGAAATCTTAAATCAGCGCCTCTTTCATGCACCGCACGAACACGTGCAGTACCAATTGTTGAACCACCATAGTTACGTGCACTTCTTAGATTTTGTTGTGCAAATGTTTTGATATCAGGCCCACCAACTGCAGAGTCACCGTTTACATCTACAAAGTTACCATAGTCAACTGGCATGAACTCACCTTCAACTTCAATATCAGAAGTTGGTTTGGGAACTCTAAAGTCAGTTGGTGTAAACCTTGCACCTCGATAACCATTTACTACTGCGATACCGTCACTTGCTCTCATTATCAAATGCGTATCTTCTGAGTCTTCTTCAAAAGAAATACGGAAAGGTTTTACAATATAGTCACCAGAATTTTCTTTTATTCTGGTTGCAACCATGTCTCTAGGGATTGCATATTGCAGATCCTGTTGAGCATTCACTGCGGCGAATATTGCACCCTCTTTTACCGTGTTGATATGAATAAAGTTTTCATCAGATGTCAACTGATCATCTGAAGTAAGTCTTAACTTAATACAATATCTGTCTGCGCCTGGAGCAGTTGTGTTTATAGATGACCCTTGGTTGTCATATAACTGTAAGTCATCATCTACACTTCTGACTTCTTGTTCAATTTTAAATCCCACATTTGTTGTAGGATCGTCAGTATACTTTGATATGATCGCACTTTGTGATTCTGTGTATACAAAGAAACCTTGGGTAAAGTAAATACTGTCTCCTATAAGAGCACGAGTACCTTTACCTACTGCAGGGTTTGCAGGAGTATTCGTGATCTGAACAATTCTACCAGATCCTAAACTTTCACCTGCTAAAAACCTTGGTGTGGACGTTGTTGTAGATGATGCAGACGTATCAACATATCTCACATAGATCGTAACAGGATCTCCTGCGAGTGCAGGAACTCTCTGAAGAATTTCTGCTTTAATTCCAGATGTTGCACCAGTTAATATAGCACCAACAGTAGCAGTTGTGGATGATGATGTTGCGTCTAGTTTTACAAATTCATAACTGTTATCAATCGATAGTCCGCCTGGTTTTACTGGTGCACCCTCTTTGAATATGTTATTACCAAATCGTTCAATTTGTTTTTGAATGATTGTCTGTGCTTGAGTAAGTTCACGCGCCTGTAGTGAACGACCACTATTGAACAATATGCGATAGTAACCATCACTATCGTTGAAGTCATCCTTATACTTTGTTTCAAATAAAGTATCTGTATATACTGTTGCCATTGTTCAACCCTTAGAATTGTAGAATAATTTTTATATCTTCTGCTTGCGCTGCAGTTCTTGCGACTGGATTTCTGTTATCTATGTAAAGAATATCACCAGTACGTCTATCAACCTCTGGTTGGATTAACGCCGAGTCAATAATCCCTTGACCTGCACCAGTAACTTCTTCAAGAATTTCGCCATCTTGGAAAGCAGTGAAACCAGTTCCCTTCGTCTGGTGGTAATAAATCTTATCAGAATCAATGTCATCGATAAATGCCCTTGCAAATGTTGTTTGACCTTCTATCAGTTTATCTTTTGTGAAAGCATTAACAATACTTGACAGTCGCATAAAATCTAGTGCACTTGCAGTATTAGATGTAATTTTAGAACCACCATATGTAAGAGGATCTTTTATGAGTGTGACTTGTCTGAAATCTTGATCTAAGAGGAAGTCACTATCGTCACCTTCTATCATTGTGTGGAACATAACTGATGATGTTTTTAAATCTATTCTTGCATCCGCACCAACACCAGAATCACTAAATGGAAGAACTGCACGTGCAACGGCACCAGTTCCACCACCACCAGTGATAGTAACTTGCGCTACTGTGTATCCTCTACCATGTGCAATGTGTTGTCCACTATCTGCCATACGAATTCTTGACACAACTCCTGCGGCGGAGTCGATGTCTGCAATCGCACGTGCGGCAGTACCATTACCGATAATATTGACTGATGGTATGGATGTATATCCAGAACCACCATCTTGTAATACGATATTTAATATCTCGCCTGGTTCTACACTGTCCTGAACTTCAAACTGTTTTAATTCAATACCAGTAGAGTTCGAGTCAACTGCAAATTGTTTTTGTACAGGCATGAAGTTAGAAGATTGAAACTTCTCTGCACGTGAACCACTGATTGTATACATAAACTTCCATACGTATCCATCTGTAGTTCTGAATGAGTCGTTGTTTGCACCAGTCGGTTCGATTACGGAAGGTTGTGCAACCCCTAGTCTGTTTCTGCCAACTTCTAAACAGACGTATACTTGGTTGTTATCATTCTTCACGTAGTAAGGAAGTGTGGGATACCCACCTAACGCATCATCATATGATGAATAGATCCTACCATTTGACCAATTGTTTCTAGGAATAACCAGAGATGTTGCCGCAACTTTTTTAATTGATTGAAGACCATCTCTCAATCTCGCAACGTCTTCTGGACTGTTGATTGGTGTCGGGACAGTCTCGTTTGAATCCCAAGGTTCTGACCTACCAATACCCACATAGTAGTTATGAGTCTGTTGTTCAAACCTTTCAAAAAAATCACGAGCAATCTGTTGTCTCAGTGTATCTGTAATCGTAGCTGGCATCTTCTATATCCTATGTATTAACTGCGGAACCTAAAACAATACGTCTGTAAAAACCACCAGAACTATCGAACACTGCAAGACATGGATTTCCTGCGTTACCATCTGTAACGAATATCATTCTTCCGTGTACGCCTGGAGGGACGGTTGCGACTGAGTAATGTTTGATATCAATAAAATCTGGTGTTGCTTCACGAGATCTTTCTGCGACATAATCTGAATCTAATGTTGCGGAAAGAGCTGCAACTTCGTCTGTGACGTTATGTTTTAATGCGACTGTACCGTCACTATCTGGCAAGAGAATAACTCTATCTGCAGTCGGATCTACTACTCCTAAAGAAGTTTCATGCGAATCTGCAGTTCCTTCGTAAACAAGAAACGAAGCATTGTTAGTACTATCGTGTAATTTTATACCAAGTTCTGATGCAGAATCCGCACCTATAACAGTACGTATCTGCACAACATCACCGTATAACTCTTCAAAGTTATCGTTGATCTTACCTGCGCCTGTGTACAGATCGTCACCTGTACCATCGTTACCAACTGTACCTCTGTCTATAATTTGTCTTGCCATTTTTTATTTCCTAAAAACTGTACCTTTATTTATAAGGTTTTCACTACTTTGTTCCTACAATATATTCTCTCTGTGAGAATTTATCTCTTGTTGATGAGAACCTTACTGCAGAATTAATTATACCATTTGATGTGACACCAGTCGAATCTGCAAAATCATCAAATCTAATCTTGAACCCTGCGAACTCGTACATGTTACTGTAATAATTCTCTACACTATCGATAGTCATATTCTGCCAATCGGATAGTTTACGGTTTAAACTATATCTATCTCTCATGTAGAATATCTCTAGACCTTTACCTGCATAATTTGGAGCAACGTATCCATGAGGCATGTATCTAAGTGCATCGAGATTAATCTGATCCGAATCAAGACCATCATAACTAGGTGCAAATGCAGATGTTCGTATTGCACCAACGGTTTCACCTTCCGCCGCATATGAGAATGTCGCACTACCCGACACGATTATGTTTGGATTCACAAATGGTATAGATGTCAACGTAGTAATATTTAATGCAGGTTCCGCTTCAAGAACAACTGCTGCACCCAAGTAAAACCCTGACGGATGAACGTAGTTTCGATACATTGCTTCCCATTCTAAAAGAGGAATAGGGCCTTTTATCAATACTGAAAATACTTGATATAGTCTACCATCTTGTATTCTCTTTGCATCTTCTGATCCAATATTAGATTCACCAACAATAAATAAACTATCTTTGGGGTGAAAGATCTCTACGGTCTCGTTAAAGAATGCACGAAAGAAACCATGAATAGAATACTCAGAACCTTTGACTCTGAAAAAGTTACCGAAGTTTCTTATGACTTCTCTTGGTGTTGTGAACTGACCATTAGATATGCCTAAACCGATCTCATCAAATAATAGATCCAAGTATGATAACTTAGTATCTTCTATGTCTCTGATGGTTTGTAGTTCTTCAATGATACCACCGTAGTTATCTGCTGAGTCAAGAAACTCATAGTATGCATCCAAGAAGGTGATGAGCATAGGATAGTCAGAACGAAAATGTTCTGGTAATACTTCATCGACTAAACTTTTTCTTACATTTACGTCATGTCTATCAAAGTGTCTTAATGTTTGTGCGAAACCAGTGTGCGCCATTATCCTACCGTAAGTTTAGTATCTTGTCTATCTAGTGAAGCAGTTGCAAAGGTTACTGATGGATCTAATCTTACAACGTAATTGCGTAGAGGTTTTACTACACTTTCATTCAAAGGTATTGCAGATATTTTTATAAATTCAGATCCACCTATGAATGCTTGTGGAGCAAACCCCACAATCTTCACTTCTCCTCTTGTTGGTACAAATTCACCAACGTTATCCAACAACACATCACCATCAATGTTTTGTATTTGTAATCTCTGAGAATTTAATTTATTTCTAATAAGTGCAATAGTTCCATCAAACTCAAAAACACTGGAGATAATAGTATATGTAAAATCATCTGGGCCTCTTAGTTGCATTGGATACTGCAATTCAAAGTTTCTCTCAGTTCCTATTGTCGGGAATATTCTCAGTTGTGCTTTAACATCACACTTACTCGATAAGATCGCAGGATCAAGTGCGTCAATCTCTGTCAACATATTACTACGTCTAAATGTCTTATCAAATTTATTTAAGTTTTCGTTAAAGTATCTAACCATAAAGTTGTATACAGAACTCTCTGTTGCAGCCAAACTAAAACCTGTAAGTGCAGGATCGAAATTGAAACTTAAAACTAATTCTAAGAAAAGATCTGTAGGATCTGTATACTTAGTTGTCATAGAAACAATTCCAAGGTTGTCAGAGAAGTTTGTTATTATATCTGCCTTTACCTTGTCTTTTATTCCATTTGAAGTTCCTGCCGCAAAATTGAGTGAAACATAAACTGCACCATAGTCACGAGGAATATTCTGATCTCCTGACCAGACATTACAGTCCGTAACATCCACAAAGTTACTTAGAATCATTGCTTTGTAGTCTAATGATGTAACAAGTCTTGCCTGTTGTGCATATGCAAAAGGTGCAAGTTGTCTTATACTCTCTATGGTTTGTCTTTGTGCACCACCTGCAGATTCTGTTACTGTAGTTGTTACAACTGGATAGTTCACTTGTTTTACTGTTAATCCAGAGTTGGCAGTAAAAACAGTTCCGTTATCTGCTAACTCTGATTTGGTGGACAGATATGTTACAACAACCTTTTCGCCTGGATCTGGTTTCTTACCAAAGGATACACCGTCACCAAAATTTAGCTCGTAGTTTCCATTGGGGGCTTCTCGAATAGAGTAAACTCTACTATTACCATCAATGGTAATTGCTTCTTTCAAAGGAATATAACTATTAAATGATGTAGAAGTTGCTGTGTCAAAAACTAATACACTTGCGGTTGACGTATCTATTGTACTGTCTGGAATAACAAAGATCTGTCTTTCTTCCTTCTCCCCGACAATAAATGTCTTTGTCTTCTGGACACCTTCAAATATTGTTATGTCTGATGACCCTCTGGATGTTTTGAACTCATAGTTACCTGATCCGTCATCTTTTGCAAAGAAACTTTCTAGTGTTCTGAATGTATATGAGATACCATCGATAGAAGATGTAAAAGAAAATCCACTAGGTAATTCTATTTGAGGTGGTCTGTTAGCAACACCTGCTAAGTTAACATTAAGATTTACAACTGCCTTAGACGTTGTAGGAGATCTTACTTCATATCCTAAAGTTTCTGCATGAGATACAATAGAAGATCTTAACTGTGCAGTGTTGAGAAAGGATTCATTAATCGCAAAGTTTGCGGTCAAACCATTTAGATGTGTATTGTATGCCAATACATCCAAGACATTATTTAATCCTGATGCTTCAAAGTCGTAATCTGCAAACTCACTTTTTTGTTTAAAATGATTTTTTAAAGATTCTTTTATGTTGCCAAAATCTAACTCTGAAGATTTTATAACTGTTGCTGGCATCTATCTTACCCTCGCTAACGACACATCTAGTGCTATTATTTCTTTTGTGTTTACTACTTGAAATTCTACTGTTGCGTCTAATGAATTGTTTTCTGGTTGCAGTGCTACACTTACTGACAATACTCTTGCTCTTGGTTCGTTATTTGTTATTGTATCAAATATTAAATTTTGTACAAACTCTGGATCAAACTCTGTATCCAATCCAAATAAAGCACTATTAAGATTAGAACCAAAAGCATTGTTAAATGGTTTTTCACCCCTAGAGGTTAACAGTAAGTTCTTCACTGACTGTTTGACTGCAGCTGCATCTAGTTTTTTAAAGATATCTCCCGCTGGTTTTGGACTAAAAGTCAAATCTATATCTTTGTAAGAAACGTTACGAGAACTTACAATAGATCTGTCTAAGGAACCGTCTTCAATAGAAAATGCTCGTGCCATGTATACCTCTAGTTAATTACCACTATTTATAACGTTTAGTGATGTCCTACATCCTCAGATACTTTAGTTTGTTCTATTATTTCAGTAAGTTCACCATTAGTTTGAGTATAATTGTTATATCTTGTCTCAATAATGTTTCTATACCTCATTCTCCAGTCTGCATTAACTGGAGGCATCTGTATGATTATCTGTGCATTTAGACTATTATCTGGATTATAAGAATCATAATCTAGTATTAGTTTGTCAAAGTTTAGATAATCTTTACAGTGAGTTGCAATATCAAACGTCTTGTCGATGTCTATATTACCGCCCCTGTTGCGAATTTCGTACACAACTACCTGACCTCTAGTTGCAAGAAAGTTTAAACTATCAGGGTCTAGGGTTTCTCCCTCTTGTTTCTTGTACAATCCTTCTGTCACAACTAGTCTATGTCTATTTGTTTTTTCTAGGTGTTCTTGTATGGATAACATGAATTCTGCATGTACATAAAGGTTTCTTGCAATCTTTAATCTTTCGATATCATCTGTAACATGATCCAATGTAATAGGATCTCCATACCCACCTAAGAATTTAGCGAGTGGTGTACCTTTTGCTAACTTCGTCTTTGAATTAATTTCACCATACTTAGCAAACTGCAACTCTGGGTTATACAATTGATTTGGTATGAGAGTCCTTGTGACAATAATGTTAGATTCGTTTGCAATTCTTTCTGGGAATATCTCATCGTTTCCTAGTATCTTACCAGCGGGTAGTTTAGAAGTACCAGTTGTGTTCAGTATTCTTCCAATCTCAAAAAGTTCTGGTTTCTGTTGTACGTAGGTTGGTGATAGTATACCTTCAGATATAGCACGACCAATGAAAACTTTATTTCGTGCAGTGTTAGGATCTCTTAACTTACTTCTCACTCTCTCAGTTGTCAAGGTATAATTTGAAACACCACCGTAAGAATTAGATTTGACAATGGTGTCTTTCATTACATCGCCTGGATCTATTTGTACATTACGTATTCCTAAATTTGATTTATTTAAATAATCATCCATGGTTGCGGATGTTGGGCCTGGTGCATTTACGGAACCACGAACAGTTGTATCAGTTGCAGTATTGTCTGCAGTAAAACCTTGGGCAGATCCTGTATCCCCGCCAGGATCTGTGTCTGCGTAGTTCTGAGAGTTTGTAACGTCTGCAGTAATGGATCTAACAGCTGTACCTTGAAGATCTCCGTGAAAGGCAGGTGCGGTAACTCCGTCAGTAAATGTAGAAGATGTTCCATAATAGTTCTTTGCGTAATAGATTACGTTGTCTCCACCTATTACTCCTGTGGTTGCGATTGCGGATAAATCAGTTGCAGCAATATTAATACTCTTAGATGTAAAATTCATATCATTGGGTGCAGTCATTGTAATATTATCACCGACATACTGTGCAAGTTTTGCACCAATACGTTCAGTCTGATTACCTTTGACAGTGAGGTTATTATCTGACAATACAGTATCTGTATTTGTACCTGCTACGAACTTAGAGTTATTACCTGAAATAGTTTCTAGTTTGTTTTCGTGTATAGTTGTAGAAGATCCCCCATAGATCTCCTCTGTCTTATCTCCGTGAACTTGTAAGTTATAGTTACCACCAACTTCTACGTCCATGTCTCCTGTTACGTGAAGTTTTAGATTACCGAGATAGTGGATATCACCATCACCCTCTATAAGAACTTTCTGATCACCACCTGTAATATGAATTGTGTTATGACGAGATGACACGATGACCGTTCCATCTGGACGCATCTCAACACCAGAACCTGTCTTGTGCTTCCACAAGAGTCTCTCATTGTTTGGTGTGTCATCTACTTCTGATACATGACCAGATATAGTCTCCTTAACTTGATTCAAAGGATACTGTGATGTTCCGTTGTCTCTGAGATCAAAGTTGAGATCTGTTGTACTACCACCAATGTATAGTTCGTTATTCTTCAAACCTCTTGATGCTAAGTTTGTAGACGCAGTGTTATCATATTCTTTTCGTGGATAGTTGTTTGTAGGATCTGCAAATCCATCTCTACTCAAGTCTGGATTAGTGTCAACTAGTTTATCTAAATCGTCAGCCATTATGTTGTTCCTTTAAACGTCTTCGATGTTTGGTCAAATCGTAAACCATTCTTCAATGCCTCTGATTTGTGATATAAATTGGATGTTAATGAATTTTCTATTGCATCATCAAGAACTTTGACTTTACTACTAGACTTACCAGATCCATCTGCGGCAACAGATTGTCTGACCTCTTCTGACTTTTGTCTTTGTGCATCTATTACTACCGCATTATTATTCTGATATGCTTTTGCTATCTGATCAAAGTTGACTGGTTTTGCAGTTGCAGTTTTTACTGTGTCTTTTATCTTAGGTTTCTTATTCTGGTTTGTCATTGGTGTGACAATAGTTTCTGGTTCTCTGTCTGCAAGTTCTGATGCAGATGGTATAGAAGTAACAATAGTATCTGTGAAAGTTGTGTCCTTACCAAACTTACGTGCGACATATCCCCTGACATCGAAACCAGGCCCATCTGTTGAATTTAGTGGTGCGAGATCTTTGGTTCCCAGAATCTCACCGCCTGGAAAAATGTCTATGAATGCTCGTATGATCTCATTCAAAGACTCCCAGAGTTTTGCGGTGGGTGGACTATCAGGAGAACTGTTTATCATCACGAACAAACAATTAGCATAGATATCGTTTCTTTCTTTTGGATACTTCAAAGACTTGACTGCCTCTTTTGCAGGAACAACTTTCTTAACAGTGCCACTCTGGTGTATGTAGAAGTTAGTCTGTAAACCATATCTTAACGGATCTGCATTTACCGCATCACTACCATATCTCTCGTTGTGTTTTCTTTTTACATCTTCGTGTATTCTATCTACATTGTAGTTGTCATAACCATTGGGTAAATTTGACCAATCGATAATCAAACTTGTTATCTCTCTTTGGTCATATGCAAATTTCATTTCTGCTTCTATGTGGTCATAAGTTTGCAGAGACTTAAAATCAAATGTACCACCGACTGCAGTACCTCGACTGTTTGCACCTGCCCATTTACCATCATCTAATCCAACAACATATGTTATTCTATCATTAGGTGGTTCACCTGTAGGATTAGTAACAACATTCGATACATTTGATGTACCCCCCGATTTTACAATAGGAGGCGGAGTTTCCTTACCACCATTTTCGTTTGTCAACTTAATACCTTTGTTCACAAACTCAGTATCAGTTTCTATATCAGACACACCTTCTTTACCAAATGCCTGAGACACTAATGCAGGAACAATGTTACTTACTCCGTTACCAATACCACCAAATTCATTTGCAAATCCAAAAGGATCACCGACTTCCTTCGAAACCTTTTTAGATGCGGTTGCGGCCTTTGCACCTGTATCTTGTTCGATACCACCTGACTGTTGAACATCAACTGCCTGTTTGATCTCATCTTCGATAGGTGATGCTTTCTTTACTATGTTCGCAACTTTTTCGCCTGGAACTCCCACAACTTCTCTTAGTGCAACATCCATACCTTTTGGGTTTGCTTGGACAACAACTTCATCTAGAGTACCGTTTGTATTTGAACCACCTGTAAGATCACTTATAGTCGTTGTGTCAGATCCTTTTTTCTCTATGTCTTGTGTAGGAATATCATTTGTCATCACTGCAGCAACTGCGAGATCTTTAATCTCGTCATATCCAACTGTTGTTGATACTGTAGTAAATCCTGTATCAGAAGTCTTACCCACATCGTTTGATTTGGTTCCCTCTAATGCTGCACGTCTGTTTACTGCTTGTTGCGCCTCAGTAGAAAACTCTGAGGTTGCCTGAGATTTCTCTTTGACTTTGTTTGCAATAAGTTCTTTTGGGACAAGACCAGGCTTTCCAGATCCACCATACTTCAATCCCAGATCATATGCAGCGAGAACCCAACTAGGAGTATTCGCACTTCTGGAATTCCTACCCCAAGTTTTACTACCTGCCTTTGCACCCCACATGTCAACATGAATACCAACAGAACCCATATACCCAGGCCCACACCCGATACCTTTTGCACCCGCTGCAACTGCCGCAGATATGAACTTCGCAACAACAGGATGTTCTCTCGCAGTACTCAGTCTTTGTTTACCAGAAAATAAGTGTACGTCTGCAGCGAGACCTTCATCGTGTCGTATCGATCCAACTCTTCTAGGATTACCAGAATCTCTTCTAAACTGACCACCACTAAAAACTACAACGTCAACTCCTGCGGCTGTTGCCGCACTTTGTAAAATTAGTAATAGTTTTGGGTCTAGTGGTTGGTTACGAGTTGCATTCTGATTTGCCATAGTAACTCTACCGTTACCTTGACCAGTATCAATCTTTATACCTTCTTCGTTTCCTATCTGTCTAGGGACTGAAGCTCCTATGTTTGAGTTACCTATACTTCTCTCGTTAGCAAAGGGTTTTGTTTCATTATATCTTGGAGTTTGTAATCTTTCGTTCTTCGGTATAGATCCTAACACTAATGGTAACTGTGAGTTTTTACCATCCATAAAAATTCCAAATACTTGTGCACCTTCTTTTAATCCAATAGTAGCACCAAATCCCGAACTACCACCTTCAGTTGCAGGAACTACTACAGACGCCCAAGGTAAATCATATATCTGTGCATCATTTTGGTTATCTGGATGGACACCATATATTCTAACTTTAACACGACCAAGTTCTTCAGGATCTCCATGAACCTGAACAACCTTACCAACAAACCATCTGGTTTCATCACCGTAATAATGTTTATGTGTATCTGGTATCATCTTCCACCTATTTTGTAATTGTCACTTTGATAATTACCGAACTTAACACAGTTAAGAGTTGCACCAACTTTTCCATCAACTAAATTTAAAACGTACTTTGCCTGTGCGATTAAATAATCACCAGATTGTTTTTTATCAACCTTTGAAGATTCTGGATCGTCCTTTTTAGTTCTAACCAAAATTTTTATATTGTTGCCTATACCATAGTGAGCATCACCATGAATCCATCTATCACCCTCTACTAATATTCTCATTGAACTTTTGTGCATAAGTTTACTTATGGCATGCGCTTTTATTTTCTTTCTATTGTCACCAATATCTCCTGCTTCATCATAAGACTTAATATCATCGTATGACCTCGCCGAACTTATTTGAGAAACTTTCTTTGATTTATAGTTAGATATAGGTTTATCATCGAAACCAAGGCGACCATCAAGTAAAGGTTTCTCTTGTCTAGTGTTTAATGATTGTAACTCCACTAACAAATCATTATTTAAATTAAAATCTACAATCTCAAAGTCACCTTTTGTTATATCATAATAATTGTTTTGAGATCCTACGATTCCTGATCTCACCAGTCCTAATAGATCATCTGCTTGAGGTTGATCTATCCGATATATTGTTGAAGTTGAAGATTTACTTTGATTAGATCCTGCAGATTGATTTGGTGTCAGTGGAAGGTTTTCATTAATGACTGGTTGATCTATCAATGTTTCCAAGTCTGCGAAAAAGTATTCATTGGTTGACGCAGACTTGTAAAAGTAAAATGGATATCCATTCTGGTTTATAGATCTATTTCTAATCCACTGTGTGGTTGCTATAGGTGTCATGTTAGGCACAATAACTTTTAACGATTCAGAATTTTTTAGATCTGCAGAAGTTCTCAAGTCATCTCTATTTAAATATTCAATTAATATTTCATTTATAATTTCCCATGGTTGTCCTTGTAGACACTTGTTTACATTCTGCAAACTTGAGTGAAAATATTCTTTGTCAACAACTTTCAATGTTACAACATTTGTTATTTCAGAAGTTTGATGTTGTTTTTCTAAAGACTGTATGATCCAGTTTTGTTTTATTGACCGTGATGATGATTTCTCTGTAGCCCTTTTAAATATTATTTCTATCTCTTCTGCACCTTGGATGTCAAAGTTTTCAATCAATCTCTCACTATCACTAAGAGTGATGTATCCAGTAATATATGGTCTGGCTAAACTCTCAAACATCTGAATCTCCATAAGAATAGAAGTAATATCTACCTGTACTGGAGTTCTAGAAGAGGAAAGAGTTGCTTTTTGTATTTGTACAGGAGTCGATTGTTGACCACCTATAGGAGAATTTTCATTACTCATGATTTTATTGCTTCGAAATAGTTACCTATTATTGATTGAATTGCATCTGGTCTGATTACATTTATTTCTTTTAATTTATCATTTTCTCTAATGTAGTAATCGTAGTTTGTAATCCTTGTTATTTGTGCACCGACTTCTTCTCTTGGATCTATATCTACTCTTTCACCATCACCGTCTTCATAATGGTGAGTTGCAAGATGTTCATCTCCTGTACCAAAGACCGTAATAGATGAAGTGACTCCACTGTATGCAGTGTTGGTCAATTGTTCAGGTGGTGTAAAGTCTCTTTCGGATTGTATAATAATCTCACCAAGATCTAGATTCCTTCTCAG